CCGTAAGGGTCTCCGGCGCGTCGATATTTACCTGGTACCCGGAAACATAGGGCAAAAGAAGAAGCAGTCCTATAACCAGCAGGACGACCTTTTTCATCTATTATCACCAAGCATACCTTGCATTTTTCGAGTTTTCGTATAATATTCGATTTTTATTCACGGCCGATACTCGTCACTGTAATGTTGATCGTTATGGTTATAATCTTGCGGATATTTGTATTCCATCATGGTCAAGAAGGAAGTCGCAACCGAAACCGAGTGGAGGGAGATGGCCGCAGAGGCCGAGGAGCTTCGGGATCGCATGGGAAAGCTTATCATAAAATCTTCAAAATTTGTCCCAGTTTCCGTCACCGCAAAATTGCATGGCAGCCAGAATTACCTAGATGAGTGGCGATCCATTGCAGAAGATGAGATGTTCAAACGCGGCGGCCCGAAAGATATCAAAATTTTTTATCCGGGTAATAATCAAGATTAGTCTTTATTTCATTTTCCTTTTTTATAATTATGAAATTGATGAACAGCCAACACAACCATTTGGGCTACAAACTTTTCCAGTACTATTGTACTTTTCGTTCTTGTGCGCGTAAAATGAAAAATGGTTGTGTTAGCTGTTAACTAGTCACAATTATGACAAAATCCGCCAGCATTTTATACAATCGTCCAGTAATAATTTTTAACATTTCATAAAAACACGGTCTCCGGAAAAAGGTCTTCTCCCGATTCCAGCAAAAATATAGTTGTTTTTTTATTCGAATCTGTACCAAGCAACCGAAGCCAGGGAACCCGACCTCGCTTTATCAAACTGTACCGGAAGATTCGGTACAAGCGGTACAGCGAAAATGGCGACCAACCTGATCGTGAAACTTGGCCTTGAAGCCCGGGCGAACACCCTCCGCAGCAGCACCGAACCGGTCTACTCGGTCCGGGATATCGCGAAGATCCTGTCGGAAGAATCCGGGCAGACCATCAATCATCAAAGCGTGCAGCGGTATTTCAACAAGCCCGATATCGTGATCCAAAAGGTGCAGGCACGGACCGAGGTCGTGGCAGCCGCGGTCCAGGAGCGGCTCGATACGCTGCAGCAGCTGCGGGATATCAACAAGGACACGCTGGACATCCTCAAGGTGGCGAAGGGTGACGCAGAGAAGGGTGTGCAGGGCAATCCCGGTCTTGCCCTGGCAGCCATCCAGAGGATCGAGAAGCAACTTGAGCTCCAAGCTAAGCTTCTGGGAGACCTGCCGAGTCAGCCGACTATCAACATCACCGTCGTGGAAAACCAGTTCAACGAGTTCAAGACCGCGGTCCTGGGGGTGATGTGCCCTGAGTGCCAGCGTCGCCTTGCCGAACTCTTACGATCCCGCGTGGGAGCGTAAACTCCTCGCCAACATCGATCTCGCGTACTTCCTGGAGTACACAAGCCGGGGTCAATGGAAGCGGGCCAAGCACCTGGACCTGCTCTGCAGAAAGCTCGAAGCAGTTGAGCGCGGCGAGATCAAACGGCTCATCATCACGATGCCGCCCCGGCATGGCAAGAGCGAGGTGACCTCGAAGCATTTCCCGGCATGGTATCTAGGGAAACATCCTGACCATGAGATCATCCTGACGTCTTACGCTGCAGAGATCGCAGAGGACTTCTCCCGGATCGCCCGCGATGTCCTGCGGGAGTTCGGTGAGGATCTCTTCGGGATCTCGCTTTCGACCGATTCAAAGGCCATCAATCGCTGGGGCATCAACAAGCACCGCGGGGGACTCAAGGCAGTGGGCGCCGGGGGACCTCTTACCGGCCGCGGTGCCCACGTCGCAATCATCGACGATCCTTTCAAGGGCGAGGAAGATTCGCACTCACCCGCACAGCGAAAGAAGGTCATCAACTGGTATCAGTCTGTCCTCCGTACTCGGCTAGCCCCTGGGGGCGCCATCATCCTGATCCAGACCCGGTGGCACAAGGGAGATCTTGCCGGCCATCTCATCGCTGAGATGGAGCAGGCCGACGGGGAAACCTGGGAGGTCCTCAACCTGCCCGCGATCGCGGGTGATGCGGATCCGCTCGGCCGTGCTCCCGGGGAAGCGCTCTGGCCGGAACGATTCTCCCTGGAGGAACTGCTCAAGACCAAGAAGGCCGTGCACGCATACTGGTGGAACTGTCTCTATATGCAGACACCAGGCGATCCGGAGGGCGGGAAGTTCAAACGCCAGTTCTTCCGGTACTGGGAGAGGTCGGCAGATGGGGAGTTTTACATCCTCCATCATGATAATGGCGATCGCCAGGTCCACACGAGCGTCTGCACGATATTCCAGACCTGCGATCCGGCCGGCAGCGCCAAGAGCACCGCGGACTACTTCGTCCTCGCGACGTGGGCCCAGACACCAAACAAGGAACTGTTGCTCCTGGATATCATCCGCGAGCGGCTGGAGGGCCCCGACCAGCCGGACCTGTTCCAGAATGGATACCGACGCTGGCGACCAGCCCTGCAGAGCGTTGAGATCAAGGCCATGGGCCTGACCCTTTTCCAGACCCTTGAGCGGATGGGTCTGCCGGTCGTTGACTATGATCCCGGAACCCGGGACAAGATGCAACGAGCCCTTCCCATGGCCGCACGTTACAAGACCAGCATGGTCTACCATCCGATGCATAAGAGCGAGGAGATCGATATCTATGAGGAGGAGCTCGTGGCGTTCCCGAACGCTCCAAATGATGACTGTGTCGATGTCGCGAGCCAAGCATACGAGGTGATGCAGGACCTCGGGTCAGTGCCGAAAGCGTGGTCCTGCGGGTGACTCCTTTTGATATAACACGTTGGAGGACCGGTGTGCATGGACCCGAAGAAAAAGACCGTCGACATGATTCCTCCCCGTGCATCGCAAGGCCCGCCGAAACGTCAGTCTGAAGAGGACGAGCAGGTCCCGCGAAAAAAGAGTTGCGACTGCTCTGACTTTTCTTTATAGGCGTTTTTCCCCGACCCGTGGTGCATGGGAATACGATCGCTCATCAATATGATTACAGCCCGCGGCGGGGATCGGGTCTTTATCCCCCATGGCGTTCCCGGGCACGTAACGCAACTGTCGTCCGATCCCAGCCTCTATTCCGGCGCCGGGGTGTCCCCTCATTCCACCGACGAAATATACGATCGAAACTGGTCGCCGCCGGGCGGGTGGGACGAATGGTGTTCCTGGGCAATTACCGAGGGTGTGATCGCTGCAGCGGTTCTCACGCAGGCCAAGAACATGATGGTCGGTCGGTTCACCCATCGCGACAAGGAAATTGCGAGGGAGATGAACAGGATCGCGGACCAGTCGACATTCCAAAGCGATCTTATCCAGGGCGCGATTCATTGGATCGGGTATGGTCGGGTCTTTTTTGAACCGGTCCGAAGATTGAACGGGATCACAATCATTGGTCTGGAGCGACTGAAACCCGTTGACCCCTGGACCATGAAGGTCTTCTGGGACTCGCCCGGCGAAGTTGCACAGCTTAAATCGTTCCTGAAGCGGTCCGCGGCTCCATCAGATCGCATCTATGCCGACACCCTCACGCCAGGCACCGGCAGCAAAATTATCGGGTATGTCCAGAACTGGAACCGGGTTTATGGGTCGAAACCCGTGTTTTTCCAACCAGAGGAGATTATCTACATTCCCCGTTATCCGGGACGTAGGGCACCCGAAGGTATGAGCCTGCTGCGGTCGAACTATCGGACGATCCAGAATAAGATCGGCCTTGAGGGGGTCCAGGCCAAGATGGCCAAACGGTTCTGTGACCCGAAGCCGGAGTATACGGTCCCGAAAACATGGTGGGATCATCCCCAACTGGATGCCATGAAAGAGGAGGCCAAGAAACTCTGGCAGACCGGAAAACAACTGTTCCTGCCGGAGGGCTGGTCCTCAAAAATCCTCGAGGTTGCCGGCAATCCCGTTGGCGTGATCCGTGCCCAGGAACACATCGACGACCAGTACAATGCCGGCATGGGAACCTTCGATTCGAAGAGCGATTCGACCGGCGCCAACCGATCTACCGCGGAGGTCCAGTTCAAATTTTTCGAAGTTGAACTCCAGCCGGAGCGCAAGATTTTCCTGAACGCGATCCGGCCCATCATCGCGGAATGGGTATCCCTTGTCCTGCCTGCAGCAAAAGGCGAACCGCCCGAATGGGAATTCGAGGATTTAACACCGGATGACGGGATCGCCCGCGCGAACGTTGTTGCGCCGCTCATCGTCCGAGGACTTGTCCATAAAGCTGCAATCGTGAAATATTTCGAGGATATCGGGTACCCGGTCCCCAGCGATGAAGAAGCCGTTGAGATCCTCGAGGTCGCGAGGTCCTCGGCTTCTTCAGCGAATGATCCATTTGGAATCGGTGGCGGCGCCGGGTTGCGAGATCCTGCCGGACTTCTCCCCCAGCGAGGCCCTGCTCAACATGCACAGATGGCCGCCTCGCAGGTTCCCGCCGCGATTAAGTCGCCGACGAAAACCAGCCGAGAACTGATCAAAGACGAGATTGAGAGCTACAAGGATGATATTGTCCATCACCTCGGCCTCTGAAACCGAAGATCTTCTCACCTCGCACGAAGAGTCAATCCTGGCAGCACTTCTCCAGTACATCGAACACAGGACCGACGAGGCGAAGAACAATCTGATTCAAGCGCTTTCGCTGCAGATGGGCGTCGCGTTCCAAATCGGTGCAAACGTCGCCGCGAAGGAAACCGGGGAGAAGAAGCCGCTGGGGATGGACGGTCTGGATCCGGTCATCACCCGGATCGGTTCGCACCTGGACCGTGTGTTCGGCCAAGATTCCGGGGTCTTGACCGGTGTGATCAAAGAGGGGATCCGGAACGGGTACGCGTACGATCATGTCAAGGACGGGCTGGTCGAGAAACTCAACACGGGGTGGGGGAAATCCGTTACCTTCAACAGCGTTGGACAGGTCCGAAAGGTTGTTCACGTCAACCCTGACGGCACGATGACCTGGGAGAAGAAGACGATCACCCAGCCGATTACCCTCTCAACGAAAACATACGCCGAAACCCTTTCACGGACTACCCAAAAGTCTGCATATGTCGAGGGACACTTCGCAAGATATGAAAAAGCGGGGTATCCCGGATGGGTCTATCTGTCTGTTGCTGACGAACGGACCCGGCCCCGTCACCTGGCCTTGCATGGCCATATCTTCATCGTGGGCACACCACAGGAGGAGATGGCCCGCGAGGTAATGCGGGAACATCGCTGCAGGTGCCGGCCGAAAGCCTGGTTTGGGGATCCGAAACTGGACTCTCCACCTGCAGAATATGCCCAGCAGCGTGCGGACTGGTCCCGGCAAACCTTCGATGACTGGAAACTGGATCGCAACATGCCCCTCATTGTCCAGGAAGGCCCGCAGAACCGCGGGCAGCTCCGAGCCCTGGCCCCGCAACTGAAAGATAGGATGGACAACAACGACTGGCACATCCTCGCTCACCAGATGGGATTGTCGCACGATGACATGGTTGAAGATACGATCCATACGATCGAGAAGAACTTCACGTTTATTCAGAACCGGAAAGAAGGTGTATCAGAGAATACTGCAGCACATATTTACCAGCGGCATATCCTGGGGAATGTATCGAAAAGAACCGGGGAACCTCCATTCACGATGGCCGAAGTGATTAAAGCAAAAGAAGAGGGAATATTATACAAACATTCGGATATGGGTGGGGAAAAACTCAAAGTGCTCTGGGAATCGCCGGACGGTCGAAAACTGAACGTGATTCTCAGCAACCGATATCCCGGGAAAATAATTACCGCGTTCCGGATACGGCAGAACGATTGGGACAAGATCGTTAAGGATGGTGAAAGACATGCTCGTTGAAATATCTGGAGGAGAGACTGGTGCAATCAAGAGCCCCGGCGAGTTTTTCATACGGTTCGCCAACAGTGAACCATACTACGATTTTGTGATCCTTCCTGCTGGGGCAAAACAGGGTGATGCCAAGATCTCTGTCGTTAAAAAAGACGGGGTCTTTTACCTTGAGATGGATGACGCCCTGGTTAAAAAGATCAAGTTATACGAGGACCAGAAGGAAGCTCGCGTGGACCTTTGGACCAACGACGTCTTCCCGGGTCTGAAAGATGGCGAGATCGAGGCCTTCCTATTTTGATCTCTTTTTCACATACCTCTCCCGTTTCCACGAATACAAGTCATACATCAGCATAGAAAAGAAGAGACGGATTTCCTGAAATGTATTGAGGAGCACACCGGGTTCTTCCATCGGGGGCTGGGTAAAATATGCGCTGAAACTCCTCAACGAGATTAAAAGGGACTTCATTTCCCCGAGCTTATTCCAGTAAATCATCTCAATAGTACTGCCCTTAAAACGGGATTCCGTGTACCCCAAAATAAAAATTCTCGCGATTTCCCCCGGGGCGATATCTACCGAGGGAATTCTCGGTCCCTGATAATAATTAATGTATATTGACTTCTCCCATTCTTGCGGTCTGATTGGTTTTTTCTGAAAATCGAGGAGTCGACCAACTCCCATCTGATATACAGGGTTGTTGCTCACATTGGTTATTGTCAATACGACGTCATTTTCAACAGAAGTCCCATAGTCCAGCTTAAAGAAAGGTTCAAATTGCGATGCGAAGAGAACATGTTGCTTAAGTCCAATTTCAGCTTGCGACCACAGCAGCAAGAATTGCAAGTATGCGACGACCGCTAAAACACCGTAAAATTGAAAACCCGTATTTATCATGAAAACAATCAAACCGACGGGAATAGCCGACAATAAGATCAGGAATATTATAACTTTTACCAAAAATTGCCATCGCATAGTGTGTATTTCAACGACTTTCTTTTTTAATGGTATCTATCGACCCCGGCACCCATGGTAGAGTTTATCGAAAAAGTGCTAGACCTGACTAACCTTCAGGCCTATGTCCTCGCGGACGATGCATGTCAGGATCTCGCGAAGGAAGATTCCAAGGACCCGACCATATTCCGGCGCCGGATCCTGCTGCTGTCCCCGGGGACATGGAACGACACCGATTTCAGCGACAAGGAGATAAAGGCCGCGTGTAAACGGGCAAACGATACCAAAGCTGCGCGGGGCATGTATATTATCCCGGCCATGAACGGGCACAGTGACGACATGACCCAGATGTATGGGAAGACCATTGCCGTGACCTATGGGAAGGCCCAGACCAAGGATGGGATGAAGGAAGGGGCCATTTTCGATCTTGAGTGCAAATCGAATCTTCCACCGGGCGACAAGATCAAGGATCTGATGGACTGGGCTCCCGAGCTGGTCCGGTTCTCAGCACGGCTCCGCGGCCAGTGGCTCATGCCGAAGAGCGCCCAGGAGAATGTCTCCATGGTGAACTTCGATTTCATCCACGTAGGTACGGTTCCTGATCCGGCCTGCACGGATGCCGGGATCCTGAAAGAACTATCGCGCCACGTAGATCTCGCCAGACTCGTCCAGGAATCAAGGATACCGGCGCGTTCCCCTGACTTTTCTTTATGTGCGGATTCTTCAAACCCCGTGAACATGGCAACGCAAGAAGATCTCGCCAAACTTGAGCAGGAAATCAAAGATCTGAAACACCAGCTCAAGGAAAAGGACGACCAGCTGGCCGCAAAGGACACCCAGCTCGCTGCCAAGGATGCTGAACTTGCCAAGGCCCAGAAGGCCCCGGTTATTGCGGCCATCCTTGCGCTGCATAAGGACACCGACCCGAAATTCCTCGAGTCGCTGTCCATGGACCAGCTCACCGCCTATAAAGCGGACCTTGAAAAGAGAACACAGGCACAGCCCCCGGCTGCACCTGGTAGCACTGAGAAGAGCCTGTCCGCAGGTGGTAGTTCACCCGCAGGGCAGTCTCCCCAGGACCTGTCGCGGCGTCGTGCGATCGCACACTTCGGCGTGCCCAAGGGGAGGTAGGTGAATCATGGTACAGTTTTACCCCGATCCTGAAGTTGAACCGATCAGCAACCAGGGCCTGAATGCCAAGCTCGATCCGACCCAGACCAAGGACAGCGACGGCTTCTATGTCCGTGCCGGAGACGGTATGGCCATCACCGGCAACCGCCAGGTCAAAGTTGCATCAGCGGGCCAGCCGGTCCACTGCCGGGCACTCATGAGCATTCACGAATCTCTCTATCCGGAGGGAATTAAGGCCAGCACCAACCTGCAGGTTGCTCCCCTCGGATTCAACCACCAGGTCCTCCGCGGAAAGGCAGAAGGCGTCGTTGCTGCAGGTGACTACCTCGGCGACGGAGCTACCGACCCGCAGAAGTGGAAGAAAGTAGCGAACCTGGCAGCCGCAAGCACGCCCACCGAGGCCCTTACGGTTGCGGTACCTGTTGGAGAGACCGCGGTCCTCTCTACCTCAGCTCAGCCCACCCTTGATGTCGCAGGGACCCTTACCATTGCGACAGTTCTTACTGGTGGTGTCCTTCCGACCCTCATCAAGGGTATTGCCTGGGTCGGTGCCGCTGACGGCGGCAACATTGAGGTGATCATATGAACAGGATTCCCGGAGCACCCCCCGAAGACCTAAACCAAAACCCGGCTGCCTTTGACCAGGAAGACCTGGCCCTCGCCGACAATCCGACTATCCTCCCGACCGATATCGAATCTTACATCATCGAGGCCTGGCAGAAAGGTCTCATCGGCCGTCAGTTCCTCGGATTCCGTGGGAATCAGGGCCCGATCATCATGGTCCGCCGCGAACAGGCCCCTACGGGTGGCGTCAACTGGATCAACGAGAAAGGCGGATGGAGGAAGATCGACTTCAAGCACGCCCGCGAACAGGCTAAGATAGAGCCGTATGGTGTCTACTTTGACATCACCAGAGACGAGCTCGATTTCTCCAACGTGACCTCCATTGCCCGGAACGTCCAGCGTGCAACCTACGAGATGTCTGCCTTCGCCGATGCCTTGATCTACACTGAGATCATCGAGAAGTGCGCAAAGGTGCACGGGACATTCTGGAACGTGTACACCGGTGATACCAAAGGAGATCCGATTACCGATCTCGGCCAGGCAAAGGTGACAATGAAGACAGCAACCAAACAGGCCTTCTCTCCGGATACCTGCATCATGTCGGACCTGATGGACCTTCGTCTCAAAGGGTTCGATTACATCAAGAACCAACTCTACAACAACCAGGGTGCCACCCAGGGAGGTTTTGTCGCGACCGGCTCCGTTGGACCACGGATCGCCGATATGGACATCGCATACGACCCTGCATCCGATCCCGCTGATGCCGGCCAAGTGATCTGTCTCCGGTCGAAGCTGATCGGTGACTGGGTCGAGACCCGCCCGCTGCAGATCACCTTCGTTGAGGGGAAGTATCTCGGCGATCCCAACATTGCCTGGAGGTACTGGCTGCAGGAACAGGGTCGCCCCGCGATCGAGGCCCCCGACCTCGGTGTGGTTCTTGACCAGCTCAAGTACACCGCAGGATAATCCCTTTTTTTATGGCAACCACTGTAGAAAAAGTCCGGCGTCGGCCACTGAATGATGTTACAGAGCCATATCTCTTCTCCGATGAGGATATTCAGGAGGCACTCGACGAAGCAAGGGCAACCCTTGAACTGAAGGGTGTCAATGTGGATACAGTCCTCGGAGCCAAGGCCCAGCGGCTTATGGCCGGGAAGGATGTCATTACGGACTTCATCAACCGCATCCAGAGTCGGGCAGTAACATCGATTTCCGGTGGTTCTGACAGCGTCAGCCTGGTTGACCTGGTCGCATCGAAAGTCGAGATCGAGAAGGATCTCAACGCCCTGCTGGAACTTCTGGGCAAGTGTCCGTTCGAGGTTGTCTAACATGGGTGACGTCTTCTCCGTCTTTGATTTTCCCGGCCAGATCATGCACGTCCCACAAATGGCCGGGGGATCGAGCCAGACAACCGGAACCTGGCAGCCGGGCTCTCAAGGAACACCCGTTGCGATCAAGGGCAATGTCCAGGACATCACCGCGAAGGACCTGCAGCGACTACCGGAAGGAGAGTATGTGATCGGTGATCGAAGGATCTCGACAAGCGCCGTCCTGGGTGTTGGAGATATTCTTGAGGTGACAGAGACCGATAGCGTGGTCACGGTGTGGACGGTGAAAGCCAGAGAAAGGACCTCGTATATCCTTCCAAAATTCGGAATGCCATTACGACACGTCTATCTGCTGAAACGACGGGCGTAATCGACCCGTTTTTATTGGAGGAGATCGTACAGAAATTATGCCTGCAAGCATACAGTCAACACCGGCCATACCATTTTGCCCGAACAGGGGGTTTTGCACAGCCGAATGCCCGCAGCGCCCGAGCTGCACAAAGACGAGGATCCCGCTTCTGATCCCCGCGATCGTCATCAACTACCGGACCGGCAAAGTTTACCCGGACGAGTACATCAATGACCTCGCCATGGTCAAGCAGGGAAAGGTAGATCTCGAAGGCCACCGCGGTGTCACGGATTTCCAGCGCGTTGTGCGGTCGAATGTAAAAATAGGGGCCGTATAGGGGTGACACCATGGGGGCACCGCAGGAACGGGCTTATTTTCGGTACAATCGGGTCGGAAAACCGTATCTCGTCCGACGTGTGACTGTCGCTGGAAAACGGAAGGAGCAGTGGATCCCGCTTGATAAGGTCGATCATGAGGCCCTCGAAGCCGCCCTGAAGATCAAAAGCGAGATCCAGGACGAGATCGTTTGGGTCCCCTGCACGAATCCACGATGCAGCGGTAAAGTCCCGATGACTAAGAAGCAGCTCGAAGAGTTCTATATCTCGTCGAAGAAGCGGTACAACATCGTCATTTTCCCGTTTTGTAAGCCGGAATGCCGAGATGTTGTACTTGCAGAGCACGGGGGTACGGTTGATGGCAGCGACAAGTCCTAGAGTCGGAATCTCGACCGTCAAGGACATCAACAACATTCCGAAGTTCATGGCAGCCGTGCCGGAGATCCTGGGCGATATCGCGGAAGAGGTCGGCCAGTACCTCGAAAACAAACTGGTCGATAAGATCACCAAGCAGGATCCTAGCTGGGTCTCGCTTTCCCCGGTAACAATCCGAAGGAAGAAGTCCTCGAAGGCGTGGATCGATACCGGGGAGCTCATCGGACTGATCACACATACGATCGAAGGGTCCATTCCTGTTTCGATCCAGGTGGGAATTTTCGATCACGAGAAGGCCTTCATCGCCTATTGTCTCGAATTCGGCACAAACGGCGGCAGCATCGTTGCCGGCGGGATGATCCATACCTGGAACCACATTCCGGAGCGGCCGCTGTTCCGGCTCGTGTTCGATGAGGAGAAGGAGGCGATCACGGCCATCATCCGCAACCGGTGGAACACTGCGATCGACAAGTTCTTCGTGCAGTGACTTCGTTTTTTAATATATTTGGCCCTCGTTGTTTCATGGACGAGACGACTGCGGCCATTCTCGCGCTTACCAAGGAGATCGGAGACCTCAAGGGTGTTGTTGGGGGACTCGATGGCCGGACTGCTGGGATCGGGCGGGAAATCGGGGACCTGAAAGCACTAGTTGCCGGAAACAACACGAGCTGCAGCAGATGCAAGGAGGAGATCTATGCCTCGATCGAGAAAATCGACAACAAGGTCGAGGACCTCCGTGAACACGGCGCCGCCATCAGCCAGCAGAACGCCCGGGATATCGAAGCGATGAAGAAAAAACAGGAACTCTACGATATGCACTGCAACGGAGAGCAGGCCGTGGAAACCTCATGGGACAAGTTCTGGAATAATTCGGTTGCACGGTGGGGGACCGTTGCAGCTCTTGCCCTGGTTTGCATTGGCTGGATCCTGCAATGGAAAGGGATATTATGACCGCCCCCCGCCCGCTGAACAAAGCCGGGATCCTCGCAAGCATACCGAAATCCGTCACGATCTCTCCTACCACCTACGCAGCCCATGTCGAGTATGCGGACCGCGGCAAGACCGTCAACGAGATCCTGAAGACCAGCCCGATCGCCGTCACACTCCGGTACTATGCGGACCGCAGGGATAACGAGGCCACTCCCGGGAACCGGCAGTACGGTCGCGAGGTGGTCCCGACCGGGACCGACGGCGTCAGCGATCTCCGGTACACGTACGGGCAGAAACGGCAGGTCACCTTATCGATTAACGTGCATGTGAAGGATGCCGCCACACCGCCAGCCGGTGAGATCATCGATGCGTACTGCGAGCTCCTGAAAACTTGGGTGCTGCGGGACCTGCCAGCTGTCAACGAGGTCGTGGACGATACAGGGATATCGGATCTTTCGTACCTCGAGAACGAGATCGAGCGCCGGCAGATGGATGTCCTCATCCGGTACGACAACACCTATCAAAAGACTGTCTGGACGATCGATACGGTCGAGGATCCTACTTTCACCACCTCCTGACTTTTCTTAATATCCTCTTTCCCCGAACCCCGTGACCATGGGAAACATACCTGATGCCATTACGATCAACGTGTCTGTGGTTCCCGCATCCCGGTTCGCCACCCAGTGGGGCGCACCTGCGATCGTCGGGGAAAGCACATACGCGACCAAGGACACCCCGAAGCTCTATACCAGCATCGATGCTGTGAAAGCCGATCACGGGAACTCATCCGCCGTTTCAGTTGCTGCAGCAGCTGTCTTCGCACAGGGAGTCCGCAGGCTCTATGCTGTCGCAGTCACCGCGGCCGTCCCTGGAACCCCGACCGCAACTGAAATCGAGACAGCACTTGCAACATTGACCACCTACGCAACTGGCCGGCTCATTCACGGTGTTTGCCTTGCCGGAATCGAAAGCGACAGTACAACCCTGACCGCGAAACTGAAGACATTCGCCGATACCAACAGCGTGATCTTCACCGTGACCAACCCCAATGCCGCAACGGTCTCGGACATTACCGGAGCGATGGCTGCGCTCAGCTCAGTGAACGGTTTCTTCCTGGCGCATAACGACACCGATCAGGCCGGCGATGTGGCAGCCGCTGCCCTGGGCCTGATCATGTCACTCAAGCCCTGGGTCTCTCCATACTGGAAGGAGATCGTCACCGATGTGAATGCCTTCTTCCTCCCGACCCAGGGCCCGACTCTCGAGGCCGCGAAGGCGAACTACATTACCAATCTTGGTGATGGGATTACCCGTGTCAGCCAAGGCCTGTGCACGAAGTCCGACGGGGTCCCGAAATACATCGACATCACCAGGACGAAGTACTACTGCATTCAGGTCCTGCAGAACGCCATTGCCGCGTACCGGATCGCAACGGCGAAGATCCCGTTCACCGATGCCGGCCTCAAGTTCATCGAAGGCGAGATCCGTGGTGCAATGGAGGGCATCAAGGCGAATGGTGCCATCAGCGAGTATTCCATCACAATGCCGAAGCTCGATGAGATCCCGGACGACGATCTGCAGGATCGCAAACTCTCCGGAATCTACGTCTGGGCCCGGTTGGCTGGAGACATCCAGGAATTTGATCTGAACCTGACACTGGAGGCGATCTGATATGACAGAAGATTGGAGTGCGGAAGACTGCAGCCTGAAGATCGGGGCTGTTGAGGCGAAAAAAATCAACAAATTTGAAGCCGACAAGGGTAATAAGAAATCGCACATCGAGTCTTCGCAGGGGGTTATTGGCATTAACCACACGTACCAGAAACCCACCGGGTCTTTTGAGGTGGTTGTGACCAACGAGGACCTGCAGGCTCTCAACGAGTATGCCGAGAACAACGAAAAGGTTGTTATCGTTTATACTGCTCCGGGATACACCTGCACAGTCACCGATGCCGAGCTCGATACCCCGAAGGTATCCGGGGACATTTCCAAGGCCCCGACCGTGACGATCACCTTCCTGGGCAGGACAATGACGCAGGTCTTCGGCGCTTAACTTTTTCGAGGTGAATCATGGAACTTATCGAAGTTAAAGTCGGAGAGGAGATCTGGAAAGTCAAGAAACTGAACAGCTACCAGGTCTCGAAGCTTATCGGTCCCGGGGACCGGGATCTTGCCGATATTCATATGGGGATGATCCTTGCCTCGGTTGTAGAACCGAAGATCAACCGGGAAAAAATCCTTGAATTCGCTGAAGACGAAGAGAGGTACTTTGCCCTGGTGCAGGACCTGGAGCGCATCAATGAGAAGGGGATCCGCGCTCTGGGAAACTATGTTCGGTCTTCTGTAACCTCGCTGGAGAAGTCGAAGACGAGCTCGAACTCTACCTGATCGCCCGGGAATTCCACATATCCGTATCAGAAGTGCGGGCGATGCCTCTTGAAGAGCAGTATCGGTACCTCCTTGCCCTGGGCAGGATCGGGGAGCTGATGCAGCAGGCGATCGAGGACCGCAACAAGCCCCCAAGCGACGGGAATAAAGTCTGCATAGTCAACCGCGGCGGGCGGCTGGTAAAACTGAACTGAAGAATAGATCTCAATATATACCCCAATTTTTCTTAGTAACCTTATGGGTTTGTTGGAAAAAAATTTTGGAACGCCGCCCCAGCCAAAAAAACCAACCGCGGAAGAGCGGGAGGAGGTTATCGATGGCCTTGTAACTGAGCTGAGTAAAAGGATCATTGTTGGAGGCGGCCCACAGCAACCCCTTCCCCCACTTGAAGAGACAGAGGCGTTCAAACGATTTGAAGCATCCGGGATCGAGATCAGGATACCTCCAAAACCTCTTCCGAAGACTAATGTTGATTATGATAAGTTGATCGACGGCATTGTGGCGGGTATCCCTCATGATGTCACTGCCATCGGGAATTTTGAACCCATCTGCCCCTATTGCAGCACGGTTTTTAAGAAAAAGCCGATGGGGAAAACCAAGTGCAAATCGTGCGGGAATTTTATCTATGTCATGACCCGCCCGTATGATAACCAAAAGGTCCTCATTAGGGACGAACAACATAAGGAGATAGAGATCCAGAAAATTATAAAATCCGGTAGCTACGGTCAATATATCGATCGCTTGAAAGCCGATCTTAAGCACAATCAGAAGAAAGGAAACGACTCTTGGAGGGCCGACACCTGCCCAATAGGATCTCTCGCCCCACCCGACGCGGAAAAATTCGATGGGAAAATCGTGAGGAATGGTAGCCCCGATGAAATTGTGGTTCTGAAAGTGATCTGCACACCCGGTTGTTTCGGCGGCCCCGATATTAAGTATGATTTCGAAAAAGAGTTAGTCCTTTAGCCGCTTCGCGATAACGTTGAAATTGCAATCTTTTTCCTCCCTATTCCAAATCATGCATTTCTCTTTAGAGCAGTGTGACCCCAAAGAGCTGGCAAACATTCCACTGACGTAAAAAGGACAGGAGAGTTCCCCGGGAGGTAAGTTATCGAAATATGATTTTGCCATAATTTCCCGTTTGACCTTTCTTTATAACAATTTTTCCAGATCTTCTCATCATGAGCTTGCGGGAGGCGATCCGGTCCATTTTCGTCGAAGTGGGCCTCGCTGATGGGGCAACAGATCCCCTTGAGAAAATCAATAAGGAAGCTGATAAGACGAAGGAGACCCTCGGAGGGGTCTCTCAGGAAGCGAAAAAAGCCGGAGAATCATACCGGAACGTCTTTCTCGGCGTCGGTGCTGCTATGGGCGTCGGGGGTGCGCTCGGCCTCGGGTATATCAAGGAAGGGACAAAGGACCTCGCGCAATACAACGATGCAATGGTCACATTCCGGAAAAATATGGGAAATAACACCGACCAGATGCTGGAGGATCTCCGGACTGCGTCCGCCGGAGTTGTCAGCGAGACCGAACTCATCCAGAAAGCCAACCTCGCCATGTTGTTGGGCATTGATAAGAATGCCATCACTCCTATGGCAAAGATGGCGCGAGCGGCTGCCAGGCAGCTCGGGGGTGACGTCTCCTACTATTACAACTCGCTCATGGTCGGTACCGCCAGACAGTCGAAGCTTTGGCTCGATAATCTCGGTATCATCATCGATATTGAAGCTGCGAACAAGAAATATGCGCAGTCTTTGGGCATCAGCGCCGATAAACTGACCATGGAACAGCAGAAAATTGCGTTTGTAAATGAGGTCCTTCTCCACCAAGATGACATACTCAAGAGAGTCGATTTTGCACAAGAATCCCTGAACGAAGAACTACAGAAGGGTAACATCTCGTGGGCAGAACTGCAGCGCGAGATTACTGCCGGGGCACTCCCTGTGATCGTGTCAGTAGTGAAAGCGACCAACTGGCTCATTGATGGAATGCGTATCCTCCCGGGTCCGGTCAAAGGAGCGATCGGGATCGTTGCAGTACTCACCACAGGCATGGCACTTCTTGGATCGTTTGTTCTCCTGAATGCTGCAGCGTTCATGATGTTACGCCACGAGTTGATGCTCGCCACTGAGACCGGATCCTTTTGGGCTGCAACACAGGCCATGCTCATCCCGACAACCGGAGGCCTTACCTTTTCCGTCGCCGGTCTCACCGGGGCGCTCTCTGCACTCTCCCTCGCTGAGATCGCATGTCTCTGGCCGCTGATCCCTCTTGTCGCTGCCGGATACTTGCTCTTCGATCTCGCCACGAAGGGATGGAACGATTCCCTCTTGGGCAAATTCTTCGGATATGTCAGAGAACAGAGCCCGGCCATGGTAGCGGTATTCGATGCCCTGGTCGGAAGGATAAAGACGCTTTGGGAATGGATCACGAAAATCCCGGACGCGATCGCCAGCGCCTGGTCCACCGTCACGAACCATCCCCTGTTCAAAGTCGCCGGCCTCCTGCTGGCGGCAACACCGATCGGGATGGCGATCAACAGTGCCCAGATCATAAACGCAGCGGCGCCGATCATCACCCCGACTGCAGCAAGCATCATCGCCAGCACGAGCACCCGGAACGTCCGGGCCGGGGACGTGCACTACAAGGTCAAGGTCGGCGATATCTACGCGCAAAAACTCGATGACCAGCAGGTCCATAGCATCTTTTCGAAGGCAACGAAACAGGCATCGCGGCAGGCGCAGAACGACATCGAGCGTGACCTCATGGGGGCGTCATCGTGACGGACTACATTCCGGGGATCTCGCACAACGAGCAGGACGCTGCAGCGACGGAGGTCATGACTTCCGGCAGCCAGATCCTCATCGGTGGAAAGAAGTTCAAGGCTATCACGACCATCACCCTCACCGATGAAACCATAATCGCAAAGCGCCGGCTCGAGGACCAGACCGAGATCGCCGACCATGCGGTCGCCAACCCGACCGTCCAGTCGTTCGAGCTCGAACTTTTCAGCGGGGAATACGAGATCCTTGCTGCCCTCAATACGAAGAAAACGCCGTTCACCCTGGTTACGCATCGTGGCGTATTCGACAACATGATCATCTCGAAACTGTCCGATATCGTCGGGCAGGAATCGACAGAGACGACCAAAGCGAATGTCACGGTTGAGCAGATCAGGATCGGGAAATCCCGGGCCGTGAAAAACACTATCAACACGGCAGCCGTGACAAAGCCTGTAACGGCAGTGTCTGAAGAGATCTTCCCGGGGAGCGGACCTCTCAAATTCGTGAGCATCCGGACCCTCCCAAAAGCAGCCCCTGTCCGGCAGGAAAACCAACCGGCGCTGACATATTGCGACGGGCTCGCTGAAAAAATGGATGCGCTTCGATCGATGAACAGGAGCGTGCCGAGAGTATGACCGATGTCGACGCGCTCCCATTTGATCCCGGGATCGGGTATCCTCAACAGCAGCAGGTGAACATCCTCGGCACAGCTTACACAGTCTATTACCGCTGGAATCCGGAGAATGGGGGGTTCTGCGTACTGAAAATTGTCCGGAACGCGGACGGCGCCACTGTCCTGAACTCCCGCATTGATGATCTCACTGCCCTGCCAGTCCGGGATCCCGCGACGTACCAGTCGCTGTTTGTCACCTTCCCGAACACGATCACTGCATCTGCCTGTGAGGTCTGGTTGTTCTATGACTGATGTCGACCTGTGGAACCGCGAGATTGAGCTGAAGATAGGAGATCTCCTCATCACCAACGATCAGCTGGATATCGATTTCTCCATAAAAGCCGGCAACTCAAGCGATGCGAACACTGCAGAGATCTCGGTCTGGAACCTGGCAGCTGCTACCAAGGCCGCCATCAAGTCGGACCAGAAGGTCCGGCTCAAGGCCGGGCACACCGGGGATAATGGCGAGATCTTCATCGGGATCGTGAAGAAATCCTGGGACGAACGCGACCAGGGCGATATTCGGACAAGGATCACAGCCCTTAACCAGGTGTACGCAACCGGGAAACCTTCGGTCGTGTACCGGAAGGGCGCCGGCCTTTCGACCATCATCGCGGATGCGTTTAACGCATCGGAGATCCCGATTGGCAAGATCAATGATCAGGGATTCGTTCTCGAGGAGGACTTCACTTCGGATCCCAGTGCATTTACGAACCTCGGGTACTGCCAGAAAAAAATCAACGGCAGTGATAAAACCCACAAGGAAGCAAAATTCTACGTCGAGGGCGGGAAAGGATATTTCGTCACGGTTGACTTCTTCGGCCGGGGCGAGAAGATCGTCTTATCGTGCGAAACCGGGCTTTCCGAAACCGTGCCAGAAGAGCCGGATGATGGATCCTACTCCCGATCCATCGTCTCTCTCCTGAAATGGCCAGTGACCACGGATTCAGTCATCGAACTGAAATCCCTTTCCCCGGGGGCCTCCGGAACCTACAAGGTCGTCGAATATACGCATACCTGCGACGCCACCGAATACCAGACAGAGATGAAGGTGAAACCTCTGTGAGTATCGCAGAGAAGATCTCGGATCTGATCGATCGCCGCATCGCCCGGGTCAACACCCTCTCGATCGCGGTCGTCACCAAGGTGGACCTCGGCACCTGGCGCGTATCGGTCCGGCTCAAGCACAAGATCCAGGACAACGAGATCGAACTGCAGAACGTGCCCCTGGCCCTGCCCGCATACGGTGCCGGGGCGGTCCTCATCGCGCCAGCAGTGGGCGATATCGTGGTTGTCGGGTTCAGCAAGCATGAACTGCAAAAACAGCTCAGGAACCGCGATATCGTGACCGCCAACGAGCTGGTCCTCCACAACGCCAACCATGCGATCGTGCTTGCCGGGGCGTACGCGGAGAGCGACACGGTCCCGACCGTGGCCGAGGGAGAGATGCTGCTGCAGCACAAAAGCGGATCCTCCATCATGTTCCGGGCAAACGGCGACATCGAGATCACCGCGTCACATATCAAGTGGATCAAGAAAACATGACAGCAAAAAAAGCGATTGTCGACGGCGATACTGAAGTCTGGACCGACTGCCCGCCTCCTCACCTGGGCGGAGGGACCGGCACGATCCACAACACGCTCAACGACTTCGTGACCATAGAAAACAAGGCAGTGATCGTCCGCGGGCAGCAGTACACCGGCCCGGATGGGTGCGGCGGGAATGCCGGCACCAACGGAACCAGCTCGTTCGTCACCCTGAACGGGACCCCGATCGTGCTCGAAGGCGATACCGGATCGGACGGCTGCCACGCGCTCCTGGGCGCCCAATCTGTCCAGCAGGACTTTGTAACGGTCATCGAGTAACGACCTTCCTTTTTTATCCCGCGTTCAGATTCGCCTGTATGTCAATCGCCCTCAAGATCAATCCTGCGGGGGACCTTGTCCTGGACAGCCGGAAACGGATGACCGTGATATCCGGCACCGAGAAGGTCCTCCAGGACATCGCGGTGATCCTCCGGACTCTCAAAGGATCGTTCCACCTCTCCGCCAATTTCGGCACGGACCACGTCGCGATCGTTTCGTCAGAAAGAAACATCCAGGTCGCGACCAGCGAGATCCGGAAGGCTCTCGACACGTACGCCGCGCTGGAATCGTACACGGTCTCGTGCACCTATGACGAGGACCGGCACCTGGTCGTGGCCCTGTCAGGGACCCTGAAAACCGGTGAACCGATCTCCCTGGAGGAAACCCTGTGACCGATTATGGAGTGACCGCGGACGGGTTTGTCGTGAAAGATCTCGCGGCCATCAGAGATTCCATGACCGCAAAAATCCGCGAAGTATACGGGGACGATATCGACCTCTCGGACACCACGCTGGCCGGCCAGCTGCTGCAGAGTACCGCGTACGCGATCGCGGAATGCTGGCAGGTCCTCGAATCCGTACATTATGCCGGGTTCCTGAACACCGCGGCAAAAACCAACCTCGACGCAGTCGCGGTGATCCAGGGAATCGCCCGCAAAGCTGCGACCCCCGCGACCGGGACGGTCCGGTTCTCCCGGACAACGATCTCTGCGGTCTCATACGCGATCCCGGCCGGCACCCGGGTCTCGAACGCGGATGGATCGCTCATCTTCGAGACGACCGCGGACGGCGTCCTCGAGGCCGGATTCCTGACCGTGGATATCGCCGCGGAATGTATGACACCAGGCGTGGCCGGCAACGTCACTGCCGGGATCATCACCCACATCATGGACACGATATCGGGGATCGAGTCCGTGACCAACCCCACAGCTATGGAAGACGGCACCGATGCCGAGTCCGACCCGATGCTCCGGATCCGGACGCGGGTGCCGAGCACGACCAGCAAAGCCACCCTGATCGCGATGGAGCAGGCCCTCGCTGCGGTGACCGGGGTTATTGATGTCCTGGTCACGGAAGACACCGATCATCACACGGCGACCTGTTACGTTCTCGGGGGATCTGACGGGGACCTGAATGCGGTCATCGCAGCTACCCGGCCGTGCGGGATCATCGCGAGTCTCGCCCGACCCAATGCGGTGCCGGTCGCAGTGACTGTTACGGTGCTCAAAGCCTCGACCATCACATCCGAGGCGGTGGAGGCGAACACCAACGCCGCCCTGGCTGCGTTCTTCGCCTCACTACCGATCTCGGAAGATGTGGCATACTCAGACATCATCCGGGTGATTGCCAACACCACGGGAGTTGAAAACGTCAATGCTCTGACCGCCACCGGTGGCGGATCAACCCTCGATGCCCTGGGCGAGACGCTCGCGATCGCGGATTCGTCCGTAGCCACCAACGGCACGCACACAATCACGGTGGTGTAGATGAGCTGGTCCACGGAGATCCTCGGCCGGCTGTCAAGCGCGTTCAGCAAGGATCCGGATTCGAACCTTGCTAGGTTCGTCGAGGTTATCGGCGCAGAGCTGGACGAGCTCGCGGCAGCCGCGGACCAGGTCCGGGCCGCTCATCAGCTTGATACCGCGACCGGTGCCCAGCTGGACCAGGTCCTCGCGCTGACCGGGATCGAGCGGCTGGCGGGCGAGTCTGACGACGATTACCGGGCAAGGGCCTCAATCCTCCGCAGGTTGCAGAGCAGCAACGGGACCAAAGCAGACCTCGAAGCGATCATTTGTTACCTCACCGGCTACAGCACGGACGAGTTCGAGGTGATCGAGAACCCGAACGCCCAAGGCGGAACCGGCGCCGGCTGGGGAGCGCAGAAGTGGGGATCGTCTCCGTGGGGTGGGGCGTACAATGTTGGGCAGTTCAAGATTGTCTTCTATACGCCGCCTCCGGGCCCGATATCGCTGCCGGTCCTGTACGGCGCGATCGAGAAAGCGAAGGCGATGGGTGTGCTCGCCCTGACTGACCAGACGACATTCATCTGCACGGCGCAGGGCGTCGAAATCGACCTGCACCTAGTGGCCGAGATCGGGATTGGGTATGAGTCCAGCGTGATGGTCCTGACCAGTCCCTCACCTCCCGGCTGGGGCCGGCAGAAGTGGGGGTCTAGTCCGTGGGGTAGCGACGGCATAGCGATCGGACATTTGGATACAGTCGTCACACCGATACCCTAACATAATCCGACTTTTCTTTATTTGCCTTTTTTTCGACCATTGCGCATGGCAAATGGTTTTGCATACACGTATAACGGCGAGGCTGAGTTAACACGACTCGGTTTCGGGGAGGCGGGGGCAGCTCCATTCACTGAGATGGGGATCGGTACTGGTACAACATCCCCGACGAAAAACGATCCCGGCTTGGAAAACGAAGTGTACCGGGCACCGTTCGTCCTGACCCGAAACGGATCATACGCAACCTGCACTCTGACCGTACCTGAAGGAACGGTCTCTGAAGACACGGAGATCACTGAGTTTGTGATATTCAATGCCCATACTGGAGGGGTTCCGCTCTGCAGGGAAGTTCGGAATGCTACGATCATCGGGGCCAGTACGGGCGCGATCTTCGCGATGAAACCATTCCTTGTTGCCAGGCAGGTGGCATAATGGTCGGCACACGCACCCCTAATTACGATCTCTATCTCCCGGTATACGATGAGCAGGGCTGGGACGATGAAATCTGTCAAAATTTCACGGATATCGACACGCTGATCAAGGCAGCAAACGACGCGATCGCACTCAGAGCGACAGTCGTCCAGCTCAATGCTCTTGCAGCAACGGTCGATCTCAAGGCCCCGCTGGCATCCCCAGCCCTGACTGGGATTCCAACGGCCCCAACAGCAGATGTCGGTACGAATACACAGCAAATTGCGACTGCGGCCCTTGTAAAAGCCGCCGTTGACGCACTTGCAGCGACCGTCGAGTCATATCAGATCGGCGATCTGAAGATCGTCTCTCACAATACAAGCCCTGGGGCCAATTGGGCAGAATGTGTCGGTACGGCTATCAGCAGATCCACATACGCGGCTCTGTTTGCGAAGGTCGGGACCTTATGGGGTGTTGGGGATGGCAGCACCACGTTTAACCTCCCTGATTTCCGCGGAAGGGTGCCGGTCGGGTATGATTCCGGAGATGCTACCTTTAACGCCGTCGGTAAAACCGGAGGGGAGAAAACGCACCTCCTCACGGGGCAGGAATCCGGTATCGCCGCGCACTCTCACTCTGGCGGGGCTTACGCGGGGCCGGGTGCAACCCCCAACTCCGGCGGCGGCACTGGCGTTACCACAACAGGCGCAGTTGCAAACACCGACGCAGTTTCGGCTCATAACAACCTGCAACCCTACGGAGTAATCAGGGTATGGATCAAAGTCCAGTAATCAATCATTGACTTTTTTTTATATCCCGTTCGAAGCCACGGGAGTCTATGGAAATCGTTACCATCGTCGAAGGGATTGCGGCGCTCGTTGCAATCGCCCTCTCGTATTATTACGGGAAGAATGTCGGTGTGAAAACAACTACCTCTGCCGCAGCAGGTCCTGCAGCACCAGATGCACCGGCAGCGACCAAGGTTGCAGAACCCGTACCCGCACCCGCAGCACCTGCGAAAAACACCGAGGGAAGACTCCCGGACGCCAAAGTCACCGTGCTCGGCATCTATGGCGATTCGGCATCTGCCCACGTCCCTGCCCCTTCGTTGACCTGCGATGTCAACCAGATCCCGGAGATGTTCGCGGATCTCCAGGTGCTTGCGACAGGCAGCGGGTTCTACTCGATCTACATGGACAATGAGCCGTTGAAGGACAATCAGATGCAGAACATTCGGGCAAGATCGGTTGGAGAGAAGATCCCGATATCGTACTGGATCCCCCAGAAGCACCGGATACCCGGCGATCATGTCATCACCATCAAGACCGGCGCCGAGACTACTGAAACCTTCGGCCTGAACGACGGCAAGGTAGAGATCCCGGTCATCTTCACGTCGCAGGACTTCGGCCTGAAATTCACCGGTCAGAAATTGTCGAGGGATTGACCGGTTAGGTGGTTCCAATGCTTGAATCCCTGATCATATTTTTCCCGTTTCTCCTTATTGGCTTTATGAACGCTGGCCAGAAATGGTACGAGCTCGACGACCCCGAGTATCACAACATTTCTTGGGGATTCCGATACGCTTGGGGTATGTTCTCGTGCAATAATCTCGATAGCGAGCATAAGGCACAGCTGCGGGCACACGAACATTACTTCTGGATCTTCGGGGTGTTTTTCCTTGGTATGGTCCCTCAGGGTCTGTTGGGATACTGGCTTGCATCGATATACCTCCCGGTCTACGCACCGATTATTGGGATGGCCTGCCTACTTCAGGGCTGGGTCCTGATGCTAGTATCCCGCCGGTTCGTATCCTGGCTGGTCCCGGACCTGCTCACCCCGGCATATCCCCCGAACCCGCTCAACGGGACGTATGGGAAGGACTCGATCCTGCAGGTATTCTATGCACTCGGCAACATCTGGAACCGCGAGGTGACCTGGGAGAACGCCGAGAAAGCGTTCACGATCGCCCGGAAAATTTTCCAGGCTGTGGTGATCCTGATGTTTCTGGTCACCGTGGTCCTGATGGCGTATCACGGCCAGATGACGATCGAGGGTCTTCTGCAGATCATCACCAGCGTAGGAATCCCCCATCTATAATTTTTTCAAAAAAGAACGTGCCCCCCGCCCTGAATGGACCGAGAGCTGGAACAGCGCGGTGATGCGGGTCAAACCGCCGGGGGGGCTTCACCCTGCACGGGACAACCATTTAGCCTCGTTGATGGTCAACCCTCTTTTCCCGTGCGGGGGATTGGGTTGACTTTCGGAAAAAACATTGCAAAAAGAAAGATACCGACCGCCGATAAAAATTCACTTCAGCCCCTCTCTCTCTTTCGGTTGATGCCTCATGGCGTGACCATCGACATCAAGGATAATCCACAAATCCGTGACCATGCAGGGATGCAGGAACCCGGCACGGTGGAATTTGCAGCCAGTGACTCTGCATTCGCCCCTCACTTTTTCCTTGCAGGTGATCTCCGCCGCATCTACCATACGCCCGATCTCCGAATGGTAACGGTGCATGGTGTCGGAGAATGTCGGCCGCCATACGTTCCGGGACTTCAGGGTCACGCTCTCACCTTCTTGCGCAGTTTTCTCAAGAGCCACCAAGTCCGAAGGATATCAAGGAAGGAGTTGCAGCTAAGCTCACCTGTTTTCATGTCCGTGATGCCGGCGATAGATTGCCATCCTATGAGGTCGCCGGCCCCTTCCTCTCCGGGGCGGCACGGGTGAATGGATTCCGGGTTTGCATGAGATAATCCATCAACCGGGCAGTTCGTATTGCCACAATAAATTTTCCCGCACCATCGGTACCTGTAGAGGAGTGCACCCCTTATGAGAGTTATTTTGCTCAAGCTCTCACCCGTTTCTTCCCGGTGGACCCGCAGTTGTGGCAGAAGGACCTCTTGTCCGGGGGCCCGCGATATCCGCGACCGCGACAGATCGGGCAGTTGATCACGACATACTGCTCAGGGGCGGGATTCAGCAGTCTTGGCTGCGATGTTGCTGCGGGATCCGCGGCGAACTTCTCCTTCATGGCTTTGAGGAAGGCCCTCTGGGGCCGCTCGATCTTGGTTGCCTTGCTCATGAGGATCCCCCACAGTGCTTGATCCCACCCATCTTTTGACCGGGCTCTATCCGGTGCATTCGGCGGCAGCTCCTGGTGGGGCATTTCTTGATGTACCCGCCGCCGTTGTCCAGGATCGCGTAACAGGTCACACGGCCGTCGGATTGAATATACCACTCGATCGAGCACTCTTTGCAGAGCCCGTCCCGTACCGGGACACCGTCTTTGTCGAAGATCATCGCTTCCCCTCCTGTTTGGGGCAGTCGAGCCGGGTTTTCCGGAGTGCGTGCACGGGGCTGCCAGTCAGCAGGCATTTGTAGCGCCGGATTCCCGGACCCTCTTTTTTGATCTGGTCGCATGTTCCGCAGGACATCAGGGCACCCCTTTCTGCTTTTCCCGGATCCTGCACTCCATGCCCCTGCGATCGATCTCCTTGACCATGTCTCCGATATCCACCTGTGTGAGATCCACAGCGCACCCGCCTTTCAGGTTGAAATGCTGGCAGCCGTTCACGCGGACATCCTCGATGATCTGGGCAGCCGACTTATCCCCACCAAGGAACAGCAGTTCTTTCGATCGCGGACAGGAGTATTCGTGCGTCTTCTTACTGCGGTGATTGATACACCGCGGACACTCAATCCCGTCTTTGTTCGTCGGGGCAACTACTAATTTAGGAGATTTTGAAGAGATTTTAGTAGTTGATGTCATGCTGCAGCAACCTCCCGGTCCCGCAGACCCTGGCGATCGAGGACCGCACGGATCCGGTTCACCCCAACGTGGTGATCTCTTTTAATCTGGCCGATGAACTTGCCGGCTTTGAACTCCTCGATGATCTTTTCATCCGTGACGTTCCGGATACCGCGCCGGATCATGCTTTCACGCTCCGGACCGTTTCGGGTTTCGGGATCCCGTTCCGGATGAAGAAGTGCGGGATCCCCAGCTCTTCCGCGAACTGGTATTCCCTCGACGCTCCCTTGCTCGATGCCCAGCCTTCGATCAGGAGGAGGGCATCGCATTTCGCGAGGATCGTGAGGTCCTTCTCAATCCATGCATCGTAGGTGATATCCTGGTGTGCATGGAACCCCGCGAAGTTCTTGTGCGGGATGTAGACGGACCAGCCGGCCCTGCAGCAGTCCAGCCCGGCCCGTGCGGCCCTGCTGATGTTGTCCTGGATGCCGATTTCTGTCGCGTGCGAGTACGGACCCGCGATGTACATCAGCGGCGGGAGTTCGTAGGCTCGCGAGTAGAGGACCACACGGTCGACATGCTTGTCCAGATCGTCGATCCGCACGTAGTACCGGCAGTGCGAGCCGGACAGGCGCACCCGTGCGAACCCGTCTTCTTTGGGATCGGTGATATCCCAGCCCTTGCCCCGGGTCCTGAGGTGGAGGTCCTTGCCAGTCTTTTCGAAGCGGCTAATCATGGATCGCCCCTCCGCATGTCGGCTGTCGCTCCTTGCAGGGCACGACCCAGCCGTGATATGCAGTGCAGAAAACCCGTCCGGCTTTGAGCTGTTCGTCTGCATAATCAGTCTGCCCATACCCAACGGTGTGCGTTTCGTTATCCTTGCAGTTGAAGCAGGGAGACCAGCCTTCGAGCTTCACGAACTCATGCCATTCCGGTGTCATGGTGCCGTCAAGGAGTTTTGTTGAGGGGATTAGGATTGACGGCGTGACGGTTCCATCAGGTGCTATCTGCCAGTTGTGGGCCGGTCTCCCCGCGATGATGGCCTTGTGATGGTTGGGGTCAGTGCCGCATACGACGACGAGATGAAGATGATCTCCGCTACTCGTACGGTGCTCCCATATTCCCCAGGTAAGGGGATCGAGTTCAGAGGGGTCGGCGGCTTTCTTAAGGGTAATAATCATGGGGCACCTTCGTAGGCACAGCAGCCACGGAACCAGATGTGATCGACTTCTTCCCGGTTCATTCTCTTTGCCGGTACGAAATGCTTGCAATACATCGAACCGTACACGGTCTTCCCGTCATCGATACTCTCGACGAACTTCTTGCATTTGTTTTGGCAACACTGAGGGTGCATTTTATCAATTTCCGTCACGCCATGCACCTCCGCAGGTCGTTCTTGATGTAATAGGATTTGCCCAGCTGCTGCAGCAGATCCATAGCCTCGCTGCCGAACATCGCCCAATCGATACCGGCCGCTTCCGGGATGTACTGAGGTTTGTCCGGGAAATTGTGGTTCAGTTTTCCCACCTTGTAGTGGTCCACGTACCGGGCGGTATCCCTGATCAGCTGCAAGGTCTGCCGGGGCATGACGACCGGCTCGCAGCTTACCCAGGTGAAAATGCCCTGGTCGTGAGCTTCCTGGAGGACCGCGATCCGTTCCTGCATCGGAGCGGCGCCGGACTCGTATTTCTGCCGCAGCGTCTCGTCCGTGAACGTCAGGGTCGTTGCGTACTGGTCCCCGGGCCCGAGCAGGTCCAGGTCCCGCAGGGACCGGGAGCCTCCCTTGGTCAGGATGCAGACCGGGTGACCGTACCGGTGAATCAGCTCGATCATGTCCCGGGTGACCTTTGTGTCGATCCCGGACGGGTACGGGTCGCACGTGAAGCTGAGGAGGATCCGCTCGTTCTTGAGCGCGGGATCCGTCAGGCGCTTCAGGTCCTCTTCGAGTATTTCGAGGACCTTGTACCGATGTTTGACCTTGCCGAACTCCTCCATATTTTTATGCAGGCCTTCGGGATTGAAACAGTACTGGCACCCGTGCGGGCAGCCGAGGAACCCCGACGCCGCTAGGAGGGCGTATTCCGCGGCCCGGCCTTTCGGCTGGTAGAGGATGCTCATGGCCGTTTCCCCCGTGTCTGGCGAAATTTCTGCACTTCTTCGGCGATGTAATCCTTCCCTAAGCTGTTTGGGTCATCTATTCGCTCGGAACAGACCGATTCGAGAACATCCGCGGTAATAGGGCGCGGTATCTTTGTCTTCTGCACTTTATCGCAGCGACGGGTCCTGTCCTTGTTGATCCGTCCTTCATCAATTGCACGGGTCACACCCATGCGGATAGCTTCCTTGTGTTTTTTGGGCAGGGTTTTTCCCAGCTGTAGTGCCGATTGCGCTCTTCTCTGTTCGACATTCATGCCTCGGACACCCCCTTGTCCCAGACCAGAGTTCTCGCAGCGCCGGTCGTGATATCGATGTATCCCAGGTGTTTCCCCTCCCTGGTCAGGTGCAGGTGCCCCAACTTATCCTGGGCGCTCATCATGACCCTGTCGCCGTATCTTTCCGTGACGATATCGACCAGGGCGCAAAATTCGGTAACGGCGATCATGCCGGACACGCTCCTCGGACCGCTTCCAGGTGATTCAGGTACCGGCTCTGCAGCACAAGTCCATCTGTAGTCAGCCACGGCGGCATAACCGTACCGTAGTGGTCGAACGCGACCTTCTCGAACTTCACCACAAAAACGACCTGCTTGTTGTCCCATGGGGTCCCGTTTATCTCTTCCAGAACATGCCGGTACTGAGCGAGCGTGTACCCGCCCTCGGCCTTGGCATCCGCTTCGGTCATCTCGCCCAGGGGCTGCTGGAAAACCTCGAGGATGTCGAGCTTCGCGAAGTATTCCCGGGTGTACATCCTGGTCTGTGCCAGGTGCCGGGATCCCCGGACGGCCTTCTGCCGTTTCCAGAGCCGGCGGGTCTCGGTCTTCTTCTTCACCCAGATCGGCCAAACGTGATAGGGTTTGAAGAGCAACATCATGTCCTCCCGGCTTTTGAAGGGACACCGAACGGGCAACTGATAAGTCGTATCGGGCATTCCTCTTCGCAGTCGATATCGATGTTTTCCGGATTCGGGACTCCCGCAGCCTTTCGTGCCTCAATGCAGGCTGCCTCGTTGGCGGCCTCCTGCGCATCAGTATCCGGGTAAGTGGTCCCAGGGCCTATGAGTGCCATCAGAGAATCACCTCGACGACCTTCTGCGGTAGATGCAGGTTGTCCCGGAGCCGGGCCGCGTGGTCCGCATCCTCTTTTGTGTCGTGGACCTCCGATCGGACGTTGTCCCATCGTGTCTTGTAAACGTGGATCCAGACCATCAGGACCGCCCCTTCTGGCACACGTCCCAGCCGGCACACTTGTCTTCGCCACGGCACGGCGTTCCGTTGAAACAGTGACTTTTGTCTCCGGTCATGTGCCGGACGATCGGCAGAAGCGACCGGATCGCGGACCGGTCAATAGAGGTCATCAACGTCCCGAGCGTGCAGTACCCCATACCATTAGCCCGGGACCTTATCCCCCCACTGGCACATTTGTCCTCAACGGATCCGTTGAATCCCCGTTCACACTCTGCACAGGAAACGCAGAGCATCCCCCTGCAGTCCCGGAAACTTTTGGGGTATTTTTTAGACGGCATCACATCAGCTCCATCGCGGCCTCTGGCTGCGCAACCCCGTTGTGCAGGACCGTGCCGTCTTTCCGGATCGTGAGGACATCGCCCTCTCCGACAAGCTGGTGCAGCAGCAGGTTGATGTCCGTGTTGTCGCACCGGATCCATGCGAGGGTCTCGTGCCGGTGGGTTTTCAGGAACAGATCCGTCCGGGGATTCTCTGCGGCTGCCACCTCTTCGGTAACGACTGGAATAACCAGGGGTGTAACACCGGTCGCGAGCCGGAACATGCGGATCATGTGGTCCAGCCCAATCGCGATCTTCTCATCGGTCGAGTCTTCACCTTCAGCCTCGAGGATTACGGCCATTCCCATCCGGAGCTTGTGCTTCCGGCAGTGCTCGACGAATGCGAGCGACTCTTCAGTTGCCATCAGATCACCTTGGGAGAACATCGTTGGCTCCGCTTGTCCTTGGGACAAAGCCCTTGGCATTCGCGGATAGTATGACTTTCAGAGTGCCGGCATGATGCCGGGCACGCATCGGTTTTGTTGTCACAAATAATCCCGGATGGGTCTTTCCGCGGTTCCGGCTTCTCGACTGTGATCAGGTTCTGCTGCAGGTACTCCTTGACCGTGCTGCAGGTCAGGAACCGTTCCGGATCACGGACCCTGCGGTCCCGCATCGAGCACGTGCGTGAGAACTGGCACGGGACACAGATCTGGCTGTCGAGATGCCAGACATCCTGGAGCGCAACGCGGCGTTCGATCATAGAATTCCCTCCGCGCCAACGATCGTGATCTTGGGTGGCCGCCCGGCCCTGTTCAGAACAATACCAGGATCACGGATCTCGCCTTTCGTCATCTCATAGACGCGGAGCAGTTCCCCGACCACGTCATCGAAACTGACAAAAAGCGAGGGATACTTCTCCGGGTTCTTGTTGTTCATCAGGAGGAGCAACCGGAGTTTCTCGCGTTTGTCCTCGGTGACTGAAACGTTACGTTTCACCACGGCAACCACCAGTTGACCCATTCGTCGTTCTTGCCCGCGATAACCAGCACCCCGCCGATAAACAGGGTAAGGATGGCGAACATACCGTACCAGATGACATATCCGGCCACCATCAACGTGCATTTCAGCGGCTGGCGCCGGAATATCGATTTCGTTCTTGCTGTCCAGAATTTCGACATTAAGCTTCAACTCCATTTTCAGATTGAGTAGTAGTGAGCGGCGCGATCGCTACGACCGGCGCCCATCCGTGTTTCCGCACGTGCTGTCCTGGCACGTGCCAGAGGACCGAGATCCGGCCCTCGTCCTTGTGCTTGACGACCTGGTCGATGACCACGCCGCGTTTTTCCTCGACGGTCCGCAGCAGGTTCTGCAACGGCCCGACAAAATCGCGGCTAGTAGAAAAGCCGTTGTAGATCTCCGGCTTCTTCGCTGTCCTGCCTGGATAATAGTGGCTGGATCCCGGCCCTTGATACGGTGCCCACAACCATTCCGCATACAGGATCTCCGGTTGCCAGTCAGTGGGGTATGCCCGGATCAGCTCGGCACTGGTCGAATCTTCCCAGAATGACACGACGCCGGCAATGAGATTGCAGAGGTCCTCGGTCATTGGCCATCACCCGAAGCAAAAGAAACCTGGCTCGATTCCGACGAGTGCTGCGGTGCGGCGTCTTTGAAGTTGTACCCGCCATATCCGTGCACTTTCTTGACCTGTCGTTTCGCAAACCCGAACTTCGGCAGAGACCGGGCGATCCAGTCCTTATTCGTAGGTGTGAGTTTGCTCTTGTCGCACCAGAGGAGATACCGCTGGTAGATCTCTTCGGTCGGGAGGAAAGCCCCAAGCTCGGGCTGGAACTCTTCTTTCACGAACCTATAGATCGGATCAGTCGCGTAGACCCACCGATCCCGGACGAACCACGACGCGCTTTCATGCTGCAGGCGATGAGTCGTGAGGATCTTGCCGGCCTCCCGCAAAACGCCCGTAAGAAAGGCCTGGACGAACTCGTCCGTGAATGTGCGGGCATAGAACGTTGGATCGGTGGGAAACTCGTTCGGGAAAATGATATATTCCCACCGGCCCCAGAACGCGTCATCATCAAGAGATTCTTTGGTTATCTTCGGCGGTTCATTGCAGCTGAACATGTGGACCGCGGTGATGCGACCGGTATAAGGAGTCTGGTGTTTCCGCTCGATCTGATGCTCGCAGGCACCAGTAAGAGTTTTGAACGTCCCTGCGTCCCGCATTTCGAAATTCGAGAGATCGTCATAGACGTTGAGAAGTTTGCCTTCCAGGGGTGCAAGGGAGAAACGAGAACTCAGGGCCTGAAGGGAGACCCGTGCCATGTTCTCGCGGCCAAACGCCCGACTGATGAGCTCGAAATACGAGGATTTTCCGCTGTTTCTTTTCCCCATGAAGAGATAGGCCCGTTTGTACGGCTGGCCGAGCATTGCCTGCAGGATAGCCTGGGCAGGTGCCTGGTAGAGAACCGCGACATCGTCGGGGTCGACCCATTCCGCAAAGAGGTCGTCGACGGGCTTGGTCTTTGCGAAGAGGTTCAGGTCGACGGGGATCCTGTACCGGAACTTATGCTCTCTTTCAAGCTCGGCGGGTTCCCAGTCGCGGATCTTCTCGTTGAATTTCGCACCGCCCTTACGGAACGGGATAAGCCCAGGCTCACAGTCAAAGGGGTATTCCGCATAGACGCGGTTTGCCAGGAGGTACGCCCGGACCTCTTTCCGGAGTGTGAGCGTCGCACCTTCCCATTCGATATAATCCAAGATTGCCTGGATCTCATGGTCCACTTCGCCACGGTCTTCCCGAAAAATTCCATCCGTGGCTACGTAGACATACAGCAATCCACCAAACGCCAAGACGGAATACTTCTCTGAGATGTGAAAACCGATCTTTGATGGGTCAGGAACGTCGTCGAGCTTTTTGTTCATGTGCGTGAAATAGCTCTTCGGATAGGACTGCTTGTGACCCTCTCCAATCGCACGGGGAGGATCCTTCGGCTGCAGTGAAACGGCCACGGCCGAGGGGGTGCGGTTCCTGGCTTTCATCTCGTCGATGATTTGATCCTTGACTGATTGATCGCCAGATGTCCATCGGCTTCTGATATCAGCCATCTCTTCTGGGGTATACGTTGCTGCAAGTGGTCCGTCAGGGATGTCGGGTAGAGATGAGGGTTCGACTTCGCTCAGGGTTGCACCTCCAAAATACAGGCGCGGGTATTCATGGCCGGTTACGCGAAACTAAGCTGCCGGCTTTTCGATTTGTGATTAATTATTTCGGAGACTGTCGCACGAGGGAGAATCCCGCGCATCACATCCCGGAACGCTTCCGCGTTGATAAGGAAGAGTCGCCAGCCGGGATTTGGTCTGACCGTGACGGACCGGTGGGTTCTCGAAAGTGTGATCGTCCCTGCTACCTGGGCGTGTTCGATTGCGGATCCCTCGTCGCCAAGCGTGGTCTGCGGGACGTGCTGGTAGATCACCTCATCGGATCCCGAGTGCAAGACCCGCTGGACGCTGGGGACCGGTACGACATAGGATTCGGTTTCGATGCGGATCTCGACCAGATCGTCCCATATGGAGACGTGGCCGATGGTGACGAATTCAGACATTGGCCCTCACCCCGATTTCCGCGAGTTTCGTGATAAGATGCGCCTGGGCCAAGACCACGTTCTCGATCCGCTTCTGGGCACCGGAAAGATCGGAGGCGTCGAAATAGACTTTGATGTTCCCGCCTTTGCCCGGGGTTCCGATCTCGATCGAGTCCGGGTATTCGGTACGCTGGACGACGACGGTGTCCGGCATCAGGACTCACCTGCCACTGCAGCAGCTGCAGGTTTTCTGGCTACGACAGGGACCACAAACTCCGGCAGGATCATGATCGCATTTTGCGAACCGTAACTGACCATAAGGTGCTCGGTCTTGCCGGTCATGGTGATTTTGGTGATCTTTCCCACGCGGCCGAAGAACGGACTGCTCCTCGAACCGTTGTGGACGACTTCCTGGCCAACAGCAAACCGTCCATCGACTGTCGTGATGACTGCCTTCTCCGCCTTTTTGGATTCCGGAGTGGCTTTGGAAACCGGGTCTTTCTTGGCAGGTTTGTCAGCGGTGGATTTCGCAGCCTTGGGGGTCTTCGGGGTCTTTGGCGCTTTCGGAGCCGCCTTATCCTGTTTGGATGAAAAGGGGATCTTGTATTTTGCTCGTGCAGTCCCGGGAAGTGGGGCCGGGTTAGTGCTTCCCTTTTTCCTTCCCGATGGCACTTCACCCCGTTTTTCCGGGCGAAGACCATACCATTCGCGCTGTACGGCTGCATCCGATCGGGCCGACTCCGGAAACAGCACCCGGTACTTGGCGAGAGCGTCATCGAAGCTGTTTTCAGTCAGGATCAGCTGTTTCTCCGCATCCGTCCATGGCACATCAGGAGATCTCTTGTCAGGGTGCGCCTCATAGAACTGGCGGCAGATCGCGTCATCCGATCTGGTTGAGTTCGGGAATTGTTCCCGGTACTTTACGACAACGTCCTCCCTGCTGTTCGCTTCCAGGATCACCCGTTTTTCCTCGGAAGACCAGCGATCGGCATCGAAATTATTATGGAGATCCCGCTTTGGTGTCGTCTTCCTGGTGGAGAGGAGATCCTTCTCCTCTACAATTGGGCCCGGTGCCGGAACACGGGCTGGTTTCTCCCGCAGGTACAACCACATCCGGGTAATCCCCGAATCCTTCCGGGTAGATTGGGGAAACTTTTCCCGGTACGCTTTCACCGCCGCGGATGGGGAAGGACAGGTCCGGATCGCTTCACGTTCCTCGTCTGTCCAAAGGACCTGCATACCGTTACGCTGTTTGAGGGGCGCAATTATCTCTGGTTTCCCGGTGATTTCGCTGACAAAACGATCGAATGCCCGTTCGGCTGCAATCACTTCGGCAGCAGGGATATCGTCTGCAGTCACCTGCAACGCGATATTCCCACGATCTCCTGACACACCGATTTGTTTATTCACGACGATCTTATCGATCATGGATCTTCCCCCGTGGCATTGGAAAAAGAATTGGTGATATGTTCATACGGGTTATGACCACATTTCGGGCATACGGGCGCTTCCACATCCGGGGAATACCTATACCCGCACTCCGGACAGACTGGCATCAGGCACGCCCCTTTCCGCCTTCAGTATCAATCTCTTCCGGGGAATAGATACCAGAGATTACGAATGCTTTACGGAGACAGACGGCTTCTGCCACCTTGAGGATCATAGCAGACGGGTTGGTCTTCCAGACGCTTACCCCGGTATTATATTCGGAGAACGGCACCTCTGTCATGAACGAATGAGACATGTCTTTACGCCATATCTCGCACCATGCGGAAACGGGCTTGCGGTCCTTGCCCTCGCCTTCGTATTTGACACCGGATCGCATCCCGTCAAATTTGCCACTATGATGAGCTATAGCAAGGAAACCGTCCCGACCTGCAAAGATAAGCGCAGGAGAGTTATCATTGCGTTTGACCGCCCAGATCTGCTTCGCCAACGGATCAAGTCCGTATGTCTTCGCGAGGTACATCAGCAATTTAAATTCGGGTTCGGTACAGTTCCGGGCGATCGTGTTCCGGATCAAAACGATCTCATCTTCTGACCAGGTTTGTACTGGATTCATGGCATGTTGGGGCCGGTGAGGGACCATTGCATTTTGCTGTCCATGGTCCGGTTCTTGGCCGAGTTCCCGGCAATATCCGCAATCTGTGTCCTTGTCGTTCGGGCTGCATCCGTGGCAGTCAAGATTCTCTGTTGCTGTCACGGGGTTGGTCTGTGGGCCCGCAGGTGCTGTTTCCTTCGGAGTGGTTTCCGGGCCGGGACCGATCAGTTTTGCGACCACACCCTTCCCGGGAACATCCGCGACTTCGATCGTGACGACCATGCCGGGCTTGACCACGGACGTTTTCGAGTTCAGGTACTTGATGACGCTGGGGTCGGCCAGATATCCCGCGTTCTTGCCATTGATATTCAGAATCAGTCCCTTGGCATCGTGGCTGACGTAGGCCCCGACAACGGACGGTGGCTCTGCTGCTGGCGCTGTCGGGGGGGCTCCGAATCCGGCAGCCCGTGCTTTCTTGTCGAGTTCCGGATCCGGCAGGATCGGCTTTTCTCCTCTCCGGTACTCCAGCGAGCATTTCGAAAGCTGGGGATTGTCCTGGCCGATGCATTCGCATTCCCAGCGGTTCCGCCGTTTTTCATGGACGAAATGGTTCTTGCCATCGGGGCATGGCGCGAACTTGCAGGACGGGGCCGTCTCCCCGTTCTTGGTTGCCGGTGCCGTCTTCTTGGCTGCGGGGGTCTTACCGTTCCCGTTGCCTTTCTGGATCAGCTCAAGGTGGGTCAGCCACATGTTGTCCAGGTTCTCGAACTCTACTGTGTCGCCCTTTTCGACGCCTTCAGCCTTCTGGTCACCGAGGAAATATTTCAACCCCCCGATGAGGATGATGGCACTGTTGATCCCTTCGACCACCCCCGTTTTCATGACGATCCCCCCGCCACGACTCGCTGGACACTGTAGGAGTGATAGACATTCTCATCGCTGATTTTGGTCAGCGGGATCTTGCCGACCAGTTCCTCGGCGCGTTTGACCGGGATGCTCGTGAGATCCGCCTTCAACAGGTCGTCGATTTTTCTCATTGCCCGATCGACATCTTCCTGTTTAATTACCGCATACGCGTCCGGGTATAGTTCCCGGAACTTCACCGGATCGGGAACCCTCACTGACCGTTTTTTATCGATAAGGCAGTATGGTCCTTCCTTCTCGATGTTCGACGCTACAGCCGTCTCGATTAAAATTTCATAGCGTTTCTGGAAGGCTTTGATCTCTTCCTGGAGAGAACTGATCTTTTCCTGGATGAGGAAGGCTTGCATCAGCGCCGGGAGCGCCCCGTCATGAAGGTCGTCCGGGAGATACTCGCACCGGTCCTTGTCGTCCTCCCCATCGCGGAGATTGCATTCCGCTTCCGGGACGTAACAGTGCAAACATGTGCTGCAGTCCGGTGCTGGTGGCAGCGGGTTGGCCTTGAGGTCCGCCCGCTCTTCTGCGGTTGACATCAGTGATCACCCCCGCAGCACCCACAGCCGCAACAATGCGGGCAGTCGTGCTCCCCGACCTTCTCCCGGTGCCGGTACATGTCATCCTGGACATCGCGGCCCGCGTCCTGCTCTTCTTCGATCGGGGTCATGGGAGATCCTTCCTGACGATGTTCAGGGTATCGCCATGGACCCAGCACCGGTACGCGAGCTTTTGCGCGATGGCAACATTCAGGGAACCTTTTTTCGTGGCGCGAGTCTCCTGGACTATGACCCCCATTGATAGGAGGCGGTTGACGTGGGCCATCATCGCGAAGGGCGTCTTAAGATGGCCATCCGTTATTAAAATTGACATCCCCGGCCCCCCGGATGTTTTCCTCCAGTTGTATGAGATGTGGTACGGGTTGGGGTCGCTCACTTCCTCCCGTTCCCAGACGCTCGTCCGATTGATAACGATCCGCTTGATGCCGGAGAGTTCGATCTCGCCGATGATCTTCATGGCTTCGCCCCCTTGCCCTCTGCAGCCTTCTGTTTGGCAAGTTCGGCCCTGGCTTCCGCAAGGACCTGATCAGCGGTCTTGCCGGTCCGCTTTGCATATTCGATGACCTTGTCGGCGGTCTTGGTGAGTTTGTCCAGGTCAATTTCGGTGCCATCAGAGAGTTTCACGGTTGCCTTGTAATCGCTCGTGAACACTGCAAGGGACCGGTTGACTGGTCCAATAACCTGGAACTGCAGGCTCATGGAGTACCCGACAAGCTGGACCGATCGCGGAACCGTCCGGAACTCATCAGCAACAGCATCACGGATCTTCTCAGTAATGTCGTCCATCATTTCCCGGATATTTCCGGATCCTTCCTCCGCGATCGCGAGCTGTTTGCACTTGATCTTGTACTGAGGCTCGCTGGGTTTGCAGTCGGGGTTGAGGGAGATCTTGGCAGTAAAATCGACGGCCATGTCAATACGCCTCTGGCCAGAGGATCCGCACTGTTGCGATCCCGTTGTGGATCTCGGTTTCTTTCTGGAGGACCTTGCCGGTCAGAGCAAAGACCTTAACCGGCCGGCCTTTCCGGGAAGACTTGTCCTCGCGGGCGATCCGGAGGATCCCTTCCCGGATCAACCATTGTGTCCCTTTCGAGACTTCCGGCTGGCGCAGATCCGAGATCCGGTCGAGCCAGTAGCCAGTGATCTGCTGGCCGTCACCGTACCGGGTGATGGCCACCAGGCACGATGCTGCGGTCCGTGGGATCCCGAGGACCTGCAGGTTCTTGATCAGCTCGCGGTCGTTGTCGGTCAGCATCGGCATGAGCCGGACCGGATGCTGCAACGTTGCAGCACTGTTGGACGGGGCGGTTGCTGCTTCGGTCATTCAGATCAACCCCTGGGGGAAATCGCGAGAGGTTACGCCGCAGAAAATGACAACGTCGTAATCTTCGAGATTCTCATGTTTCTGCGAGTGTCCGTCGAAGATCAGGACCTTTTTGTCTTTATAGACGGTATTCTTCAGGGATTCGGCCAGGAATGATTTTCCACACCTAGCGGGACCCTTCAGAGCGATAACCATCGGTTTTTTCGTAAGTTCTGGAGTTCCCACGATCGGACCTCCATTGTTCACGTAAAACGCGAGCATCGCTTCGAGCCGCTTCTGCTTGCTGGATCCCGGGACATTCTTGTTGATCCATTCGAGATTGTCCTGGGTGACCGTGATCACGTTGGTCTTGTCGGTCATGATGACACGGCCTCCTCCGTGATGACCGCACCGGATGCGTGGCGACGCGATTTCAGGATTGATACGATCCGCAGCGACTCGTTCGCGCGTTCAGCGTCAATGACCTCGGCAACGGCCCGGGCCTTCATGATCAGGTTGCCAAGCGATTTGCCACGCAGGTCAAGATGCAAACATTCCGAGCCGGTGTGGGTGCAGACCAGCGTGTGGTTCTCGACATGGCGAGCCGAGATGCAGCCTTTTTGCAGGCACTCTTCCGTGGCCCGCAGGTTCAGCTTGCGATCCCGCTGGCAGTACTCGTCGCCGAACTCGTTGCCGCAGATGCAGTGGCCGGCCGGCTGCGACATCAGGCAGCCGAGGCAGCCGTAGCGCATGAATGGGCATTCCTTTATTACTTCTCGTTCAGAATCGATACTGGTAGTCTGTTCTCCCTTCGCTTGCAGGCCTGGGGGATAACTACCATCTTTACACGTTTTTGTTGACATGTTTTCTCTCCTTTTGTTCATCAATCACTTGGATTTTCCTGTCCTTTATCAGGCGTTCCAGCTTTGCCGTGTCCTCAGGAAACTCTTCCTTGAACCATTGAATCGTATCAGCATGGAACTCCATCATCTGCGGGGACTGTGCTGCTATTTCGGTCATGTAGCGTTCCCAGCTCCTCCGGATTGATCTGGTAGGCCTGCGCCATTCATTGCAACTTCAAACTCACGCCTCCGGTGAACCAGCCCTTCCAGATCGCTATAGCTTCGGATGCCCTCGCAACCGATATCCGTCCTTGAACGGCCGCATTCGTACACCAATTCTGTTGCCTCATCCTGGAGGCATTCCGGTACATTGAAGATGATCGTTTTTACCGCGGGGACCACCTTCCCGGTGCTTGTCAGGTAATGATCTGCATCCACCTTCTTCATCATAGTGTAAAATATCACCATTCAATATGTTATGATATTTGGTATAAATATTTTGCTACTAGAAACAAAAAAACATAGTGAAAAAAGATATAAAATAATATGGAAATCGATATTAAATATTCTCGAATAATATCCTATATCGGTAGACGATAATGGCAAGCAGGCAGACCGAAGACAAACTTGGAAAATACCCAACCTCGATAAATTTTCCTTTGGACCTCGCAGAGGATCTGGATGAGATTCGTAAGAAAAAACATCTCAATTTTACAAGTGTTGTTCATCTTGGCCTTTCCGAATGGGTCGAGATGCAGAAAAATCCTGCTGCACTTGATGCGCGGATCCGTAAAGTAATTGAAGACAATCCCGATCTTGTGAAGGACTTAGTTGATTCTCAAGTTCGTAAGACAATGCGCGAGATGTCTGAGAAGAAATAAGTATTTGATATTTTTCCTCGGATAATACTCGCCTCACGCTCTCTAAAATTTTCTTATCAGAATCATACGGGTGTTCGTTTTCTCCGTCCAAAATATCCCTCTTTTTGCCAATCGCTCGCGCCTCACATCCAGTCCACAATGTCACTCTTGCATTTATTAAATTGGTAGGATGATGCTGGTTGAAAGTGTGGATTCGAGCGGTTTCCTCATATATTTATCTATTTTTACCGTCGTAGAACATGAAAAGTTCATTCATAGATCCTGGCGATTACTTGTTTGATCTCACCGGTTTTCTGTGTATCCTTTATGACTTTCAGGAAGGTTGCGCACCCTCTTTTTTCCCTTATTCAAAAGACGTACAAATGACAACCCGACGGCCCCGCCGCATTAAACCGTCAATGACCTATCGAATGCCGCCCGATATCGAAACGAAAATCGATTCCCTTATCTCGTCCGGGGAATTCGTGAACCGGGCTGATGCGATCTCGACTCTCCTGAGGTTCGGCCTGGACTACAGGGTATTTGATGTACCGACAGCGGTCCGCGAGTACCTGCAGAGCGACGAGGGTATCGAGCTCGTAAGGACCGCCGCCCGGAAGAGAGTGCCGAAAAAATAATTATTTTTCATCGTGTTGTTTCATGTTTCACGGTCTTGACCAGCGCGACTCGTTCATTGAGCTTCCGGATTTCATCCGCCATTGCTGAAAACCGTTTATCGCTTTCACGGCGCTCTTCGTCGGCCTTGGCCTTGCTGGTCAGGTTCTCGATCTTGAGATCCCGGACCTGGTCCCTGGTATCGCGGATCTCATCTTTTGTCCTGGCGACCTCTTCCGCGCTCTCGTCATAGACCCGCAGGTGCGGCTCGCCCTTCAGGTAGATCTCCAGGAGTTTTTCACGCGGCTGCCGCTGATATGCCCGGTCCAGTTCGCCCAGATGGCCGGCGTAGAAATCCACAAACTTTTCCGGGATCCCGGAATAGGTCATCGTTGTGATGAAATATTTCCTGAACAGGTGGAAATGGATCGTCGATCGACCGGTTTCCTCGTCTTTCTCGAAGAGATGTCCATTCCGGAGTGCGGTCCTGAAAGATTCGCCCAGGGCCGCGATCCGGACCGAGAAGACCCTTCCATCATCGAGATCCGCAGGCTGCCAGCGGCCCCGGCACCGCTTGCAGCTGTCTTCAATATACTTTTCCCTCACCACGTAGTATTGCTCCAGGGCCGCGACCGCCTCCTTACTGATGAACGTGATCCGAGAGTGCCGGTTCTTCAGCCGGGATCCCCGTGTCCTGGACACGCCCCGGAGTGTCACGATGCCATACGACTTGTCCTTCGCGATCTCGATATCGCTCATGCGGAGTGCAGCAAGCTCCCCGATCCGCATTCCCGATGTGATGAGAATCAGAAGCAGGGCCTTCAACCGGATATCGCAAATATTCAGGATTTTCCGGATCAGCTCTTTGGTGAGATCCGCTTCCTGGCTGATAGGGCCCCCATCGACAGCCTTATTCCTGATGTTCCGTTCCTGCTTCCTGGTGAATTCAACCTCGTTGAAGGACAGGAATTCTTTCACGATGCTCAGGTAGAGACGGCCGGAGGTTGGAGCGTAATTCCCGGCGCAATGGTTCGAGAAGTCGATTACGTCCTTCTCAAAGTTCCTACTGTCAGTGAAATATCGCTCTGCAAAAGTCTCGAGCTGGATCCGGTCCTCCGCGGCGACCCGCTGGCTCCTGTTGGTATCGCGCTTAAAATTATAAATGTACGAGAGAAATGCATACACACCTGTCTGGTAACTGTAACGGGTTCCCCGGGTCTGGTATTGGTCGAGGAAATCAGCGATCCGACCCATGAAAAGAAGTACGAACCGATCTTATATAAAATCGCGTTTTCCGCAAGGTGGATGCATAAATAACATCTATATAAGATCAACTAGTAGGTTGTTAATGATTTCTGACAGAATGGAAAAACCGCTGGCGTCATGGCGCGGAAAGGAGCGGTATGACCGCGACATGG